GCGTCACGGTCTTCTACGATCGGACTTTTACCTTCAACCCGCGCAATGAGAGCGGGTATTCTCAGACTTTCAAGTTCTGGCATAGAACTGGGAAGACCCTCGTCTACGATGATGATGAGGAAGGAGGAGTAGTTGATTCTGGTGGTTCATATGTTTCTGTCAAAAGCAAGGCTGGTATGGGTGATTTCTATGTGTACGATATTGCATATCTCGCAGTTCCTGCCGCCGCGGGCAATGCAGCACTCACGTTCAATCCGGAGGGAACGTATTATTGGCACGAGCGTTAGATTAGACAATGAGAGACTGAGTCAGATGAACTATGGTACAATTTCCGCGCAACCAGTTGAGATCCACGTGACCAATTTCCTCTGGGTCATCATTCATCAGCCAGATGGATGGGCGACCCCAGTTGATGGTAGTCTTCCCACGGTATTTGTCAGTGACTGTGAATGTTTGCTGTGCGCCAAGCCAACCCTTGTAGGCAGGGAAGAATTGAAATCCTCCCTGGATGTCGTCGAACACAGCGTATTGGGCGTCTTCGATGTCAGCGCGGATATCGTCGACGTTCCACTGCAGGCAGCAATAGATATGACGGCCCAATGATCTTGCCCACAGGGTTTTGCCAAGACGCGTCTCACCCCACAGGATCAGGCTTCTAGGACGTCCCACTAAGAATGTCACCACCAAGTCAGTCTCGCTCTACCTAAAAACTCCCCCCTCGGGGGGCTGGGGGGGGCCCTTCTACTCACCAGCTCCAGACAAGTTGTCACGTACCCATTCATCGAGCTCTGGAACTCCCGCAGTGCTAAGTTGAACGGATGCGGGGTGTTGATATTCAACAGCCGGGGGTCGATAGTGCCACTCGGCATAGGCTCGCAGGGAGTTGAAGTTGCAACAAAGCGTTCGTGGTGCCAGCTCTCGAACAAGATCCCAAAACTCGTCCACAGTTGGCGCATGTGCGATTCGAGACCAGATAGAGTCAGCTCCCTGAATCTGATTGTCGAGGATGGGACTGAGTCCTCCTGCGACAACATCTCCGTCCTTGATCGCATAGTCGAGCATCTTTTGCGGTGTGCGACCGCATGGTTGTATATTCGGGTGGAAGCCCTCAACATCGAATCGTCGAGGGTCTCGGATGTCCACCTTTCGGCCGAAATCCACGAAAGCGTGGAGGTGAGTACCTCCATCAGCATGAGTTTCTCGTCCAATGAGGCACTCAGCTGGAAATGATGTAATAACGTCGTGAACAACCCAGGGATCCAGGTCTCCACATTGGGCGTAAGTGAGAAGGACATAGCGTGCTTGGAGTCGGAACCGTTGCTGACTCATCGTTCTTCCTTGAGGAGCGCAGGATAACATTGTCTGCGCTCCTCCAGAAGGAAGAAGGAAGACCTTCGGTCTATTTAAGGACCTCGCCCTCCCCGCTAGGCCGCTCCAGAAAATCGCGCAACTTTCACCTTTCATCAACTCGCGCATATTCTGAGTCTGGAAGGGATCCACACTGCGCGAATTTTGTCATCCAGTTATGTCGACACGTGCACCACACCCAGCATCTGATTGGTCTCACGTCAACGTGTCCTCGCATCATTCGACAGAATCTGATACGACTGTGGCTTATTGTCCAACATGCCGCGCTACTCAACCCGACGTCGTCGTCGGGCGCGTTCGTATCGCCGCTCTCGTGTTTTTCGCAAGGCAGTTGCAGCTCGAGCTCGACGAACTCGCAAATTTGTTCGACGTACCTCTCGCCGGCGCATCCTGAATGTTGCCACGATCAAGAAACATGATAACATGTTGCCTTACGTGGGAGAACCTGATGGGACTATTACTCCCGGACCCATCACCACTGGAACGGGTTTCACATCCTTGTTTATGCCTTCTGCAAGGAAGCTCGGGTATGACTCAGTCGGTGAGTCAAGCCGCAGCCGTCAAGTGACCTACTCTGTGGGGTACAAGGAAAGGGTGGAGGTCAACATTCTTGGCGGCGGGGTTTGGAAGTGGAGACGTGTCGTGTTTTCTATGAAGGGACGCGAGCTCTTCGAGGAAACGACATGGAACCCTCCATATTTGGACAAAGCAACCGATCCTAAGGGATGTGATATGGCTCGGGTGATAAATCAGCCACCATCTGATCAACGCCAAGAAATTCGCCGAGTTCTGTGGGATGGATCTGAAGGTCTCGATTGGTCCTCTGAATTCACGGCTAAAGTCGATACGTCACGCGTCACGGTCTTCTACGATCGGACTTTTACCTTCAACCCGCGCAATGAGAGCGGGTATTCTCAGACTTTCAAGTTCTGGCATAGAACTGGGAAGACCCTCGTCTACGATGATGATGAGGA